TTGCAAAAGGAAAAGCTGGAGCAGAAAAATTTAAACAGGTGTATGAAGGTTTCTGGGATAAACTTGAAGAACTGTTGGAAAAAGAAAAGACAATTGACAGAAAATGGATTCCTGACTTTGCAGAAGAAATAGGCGAAGAAGTTCTGACAGAAGTTTTAAAGGAAGCTAGAAAGACATTTGACTTAAAAGTTATACTGCAACAAATTTTCGATGTAGAAAAAGCAGGAAACAAAAATATACTTTAAAATTCAGAAATAAGGAGCAGAAATGGAAAATTACTTGGTAGATGTGGTATTTATAGCGTATGGTCTAATTTTAGGAACATTAGGGAATTTACTGTACAGGGTAAACAATCACTTGAAAATAAATCCAATAGCGGTTAGGCTTCTGTACGGAATAATGGCATTGGCTTTATATGTATTGATGTATTTGGGTTTCTTAAAAAAGATTCCTGAAATAGATATTGTAGTAATGTTACTAATAATTGTTGTAGGTTATTTCGTGGAATTGATAATTGAAGTTCTTGAGGATAAAGTGCCTAAGGCATTGGACAGGCTTATTGATAAATGGTTAGGTGGTGGGAACAATGACGACAGTCGGGGCAAAAAAGACGATTAGGGATTTGATATTTAAGGATAAAAGGCATAAGGATTTTCAAGAAAGTGAAAAGATAAATTTTGCAAATAAAGGGATAGTGAAATTGATTGTGCTTTATACTGTCAGTTCAATTTTGTCAGTAGCTCAGAGAGACTGGCAATACAAAAGAAATATAGAAAAATTGATCCTGGAAAATAAAACGCAAAAGATACATCTAATAGAGCAGTTAAGAGAAAAATCCTTGGTGGAAAATCTTATAATAGTTATGTTGAGTATAGTAATATCATTAATTATACTGTATTACTATAACAAAAAAATGAGTGATACAAACAAAAAGAAATAGATTACAAGGGTAGTCAGAAATGACTATCTTTTTTTGTGAAATGAAAAAGTCACGATATTTTAAAAATATATTGAAAAAATACAAAAAATATTTAATATTTTCAAATTTTTAGGGTATAATTGTAATAGATATACGATACAATTAAAAATTTTTGTTGCAAAAATGTGATAAAAATGTTAATATATTATTCAAATGTTTATAATAAATAAAAATTAAATAATTATTAAGTTTTAAGGAGGTGCAACTATGGGGAAATATAATGCTATAAATATTGCAGAATACATAATAAAGAAATGTGATAATCTAGGAGAAGAAGTTACAAATTTAAAACTTCAAAAAATATTGTTTTTTATACAAAAAGAAAACATAAAAGAAAAAGGCAAAGGTTTGTTCTATAATGCAATAGAAGCATGGCAATATGGACCGGTTGTACCAGATGTGTATTATGAGTATTCTGGTTTTGGTGCCATGCCAATCAGGTATTATTCTCTTTTGGATTTAAATTATTTGATTAATTCCAAAGATAAAAAATTGATAGATTCTGTTATTGATAGTAAAATAAAATTAGAACCTTGGGATTTAGTTGAAGAAACTCATATTCCCAATGGTGCATGGGATTGTGTTTCTAAAACAAGGGGATATTATTCCCGCATCAATGATTCTGATATAGAAGAAGAAATAAATAGAGGGTTATAGTATGAGTAAAAATTATATGACATCGCAAAAATTAAAAGAATTAGATGATTTTATCATAATGCTTTCTACTGAAAAAATAACAAAAAGAAATCAAAAAGAAAAAATAGAAATTCTAAAAAAAATATATAATAGTGATGAAAATAGACATTTATATTCATCTATATTTTCTCTTTTAACTATGATAGATCGACACGAGTATAAAAATCAAAATAACCAAAAATTTATTTTGAATAATATTAAAGAAAATATTTTGTCTATATATAAATTTATATTTATTGAAAAAAATATTGATGAGAATTGTAAATTAAGTATTATAAAACTATATGATCACATAAATTTAGAGATAGCTAGAATTGAGTACATGAGAAATATAGACAGAAAATCAGAAAAAGCAAGAGAAGAGTTAGAAAAAAATAAAATGAAGACAAAAATTGAAATAGAAAATTTGTTATCTGAAAGTAAAAAATTGAAGAAAAATTTAGAAACACAATTAAAAGAAACAGAAGAAATAAAAGAAAATATAAAAGATTATAATAAAGAAATTTTTGGTGTTATGGGGATTTTTTTAACTATATTTTCAATAATAAGTATTAATTTTGATGCCTATAAAGCTGTGGCTGAATTATCCTTGAGTAAAATATTACTTCTTTTTATAGGAATAAATCTATCATTATTTTTGATTCTTAATTTTATGTTTGGTTTTATAAAAGATATATTGATAAGTAAAAATGTTTCAATAAATCAGAAGAATAATCGTTTTTGGTATACTTTTTTAGGATTAGCTATTATCGGAACAATAATTGTTATAAATATGAGATATGTCCCTGAAACAAGAATTCAGAAAATTGAAGATTTACAACTACGAATAGAAAAATTAGAAATGAAAAACAAATTAAAAAAATAGTAATAAATTGTGCTAAAATTTTAAATATTTTTATTTATTCCTTGATTTTTTTATAAGGATTTGATAAAATGAATTTGTAAAGAGTTGTTTTATTTCTCTATCAATGTTCTGGCATTGATAGAGATTTGTTTATGATAAAAATTGGTATAAATAGTGCTCTAAGTATGTGTGGTTAAGACTAGCTCGTACTTTCGCACCATTTAAATAAATTAGTTTATTAATATCAGCACTTTAAAAGGTTGGTATTTTTTTTTACAAATATTTTCCTTTAAAATTTTCAATTCATCTATAAAATTATTCAACTGGTTATTTTTTACAAATTATGTTAAAATAGTTTTGATAAATTTAAAATAAAAAATTAAACTGTAAATGGAGGAAAGTAATTGGATATTTTAAAAAATGTAGCAGATGAATTGAATTTTAACGAGTCACAAGTGGAAAATACTGTGAAACTTTTTGATGAAGGCGCAACAGTACCATTTATTGCACGTTATAGAAAAGAAGTTACAGGTAATTTGGATGAAGAACAGATTAGAGATGTAATAGAAAAAGTAACTTATTACAGAAATTTGGAAAAGAGAAAAGAAGAAGTTTTGAGGTTGATTGAAGAACAAGGAAAATTGACTGATGAGCTGAAAAAAAGTATCGAAAGTGCAAAGAAATTACAGGAAGTAGAAGATTTGTACCTTCCATATAAGAAAAAGAAAAAAACGAAAGCGGATGTAGCGAAGGAGCAAGGATTGGAGCCTTTATCGACATTTGCGTTATTGCCAAAAACAACAATGGAAGCACTTCAGGAAGAGGCTAAAAAGTATTTGAATGAAGAAGTTGACACGGTTGAAAAGGCAATTGAAGGTGTGCATTTAATAATTGCACAGGACATTTCAGAAAATGTGAAAATTAGAGAATTTTTGAGAGAAAAAATTTCAAAATTTGGAATTTTGACTTCAAAAGTTGTTGAAAAAAACAAAGAAAATGATGAAAATGGAGTTTATCAAGACTATTACGAATATTCAGAACCTATTTCAAAATCAGCATCGAACAGGATTTTAGCTATTAACAGAGGAGAAAAAGAGAAAATCTTGAAAGTGGATATTGAAATTGATGATAAAACTGAGAATTTTGTAGTTGATTTCATTTTGAAAACTTTGTTTGGGAACAAAAATTTGGTGGAATTCTATAAAGAGATTATTAAAGATTCGCTAGATAGATTAGCTTATCCATCGATTAAGAATGAAGTGAGAAACATATACACGGAAAAAGCAGAAGAAGAAGCAATTAATATTTTTTCTGAAAATCTTGAAAAATTGTTATTACAGCCGCCATTAAGTAAAAAAACTTTGATGGGATTAGATCCAGGGTATAGAACAGGTTGTAAAATGGTTGTTATCAATAAAGATGGATTTTATGAAGTGAATGATGTACTTTTCTTGGTTGAAGGAGTGCATAATCCAAAACAGCTTGAAATGGCAAAGAAAAAAATATTGGATTACATAAAAAAATACGATGTTGATATTATTGCAATTGGAAATGGAACGGCTTCTCGTGAAACTGAAAGTTTTGTGGCAAATGTTATAAAAGAGGCATCAAAACCTGTTTCATACTTGATTGTAAGTGAAGCAGGAGCTTCAGTTTATTCAGCTTCAAAAATTGCAATTGAGGAGTTTCCTGATTTGGATGTAACGGCGAGAGGAGCGATTTCGATTGCTAGAAGAATTCAAGATCCGATGGCTGAGCTTGTAAAAATTGATCCAAAATCAATTGGAGTTGGAATGTATCAGCACGATGTAAATCAGAAAAAATTGAATGAAACATTGGAACAAACGATTGAGCATGTTGTAAATAATGTTGGAGTCAATATTAATACGGCTTCTTGGGCATTACTTAGCTTTGTGTCTGGGATTAAGAAAAATGTAGCAAAAAATCTTGTAGATTACAGACATGAAAATGGAGATTTTAAGGATAGAAAAGAATTGAAAAAGGTAAAAGGACTTGGAACGAAGGCGTTTGAACAAATGGCAGGATTCGTTGTAGTGCCTAATAGTAAAAATCCTTTGGATAATACGATAATCCATCCAGAATCGTATCATATCGCTGAAACTATTTTGAAGGAAGCAAATTGTAAGGTTGACAATTTAAAATCTGATTTGGATGAAGTTAGACAGAAATTGAAAACAGTGGATTTGGACAAAATTATAAAAGAAAATGATTTTGGACCACAAACTGCAAAAGATGTTTACGAAGCGTTGTTAAAAGATAGAAGAGACCCAAGAGATGAGTTTGAAAAACCATTATTGAGATCGGATATTTTAAATATGGATGATTTACAAGAAGGAATGGTTTTGGAAGGAACAGTTAGAAATGTGGCTAAATTTGGGGCTTTTGTGGATATAGGACTAAAAGGGGATGCACTGCTTCATATTTCTGAAATTTCTGACAAATTTGTTAAAGATGCAACAAAAGAGTTATCTGTGGGGCAAATTATTAAAGTTAAAATATTGTCGCTAGATAAAGAGCGTGGAAGAGTGGGACTTACGAGAAAAGGATTATAAAAAAATTTAAAAAATATTAAAAAAGTGCAGATATTATAAAAAAATAAAAAATTTTTAAAAAAATATTTGTACTTTTTTGAAAAATTTGATAATATATAAGTGAGAAATTTGGGTTATTAAAAAGTTATAAATATTATTTTAAATTATAAACTTCTAATTCTTGCAATAGAAATGTTTAGAAACTTATGATTTTATTTATATCAAGTAGACAAGTCTCTTTGTCAAATGATCATAGTAAAATAGTTTATGTAGTTGTCAAGCAAGTCTAAAAAAATATAACCTAAAAAAATTTAAAGAATTTTTAAAAAACCAAATTAATTTTAAAAAGTAAAATATTTTATGTATTTTAAATTTTAAAAGAAATTTTTCTTTTTAAAACTTTTTTAAAAAAAATATAGAGAAGGAAGGTTCGGAAATGGGATTATTTTTAATCGGATTAGTGCCAATAGTTGTATTTTTGATACTATTAACTTTTTTGAAAAAATCAGCTATGTTTAGTGCGTATGCCAGTTTAGTAGTGGCAATTATTTTAAACTTTATTGTTCCTGGATGGCAAATGCCAGTTCAAGGGGTTATCGCTTCAATTATTGAAGGATTTGCAACAGCGTGGATGCCTATTGGTTTTGTAGTATTTGCTGCATTGTTTGCTTATGATTTATCAGTAAAAACTGGTAAAATTGAAACAATCAAATCAATGTTAGGAAGCATTTCAACAGATAAAAGAGCTCAAGCATTGATATTAGCTTGGGGATTTGGTGGATTTATAGAAGGTATTGCAGGATATGG